AATAAGTTTTACCACCTTTAATAGTTGCAACTAAATCTTCTCCCCAATTATCTAATACCCATATTCTTGGATTTTCAGTTATAACTCCTGTTGGTCTTGCCGTACCCCAAGTAGAGAATCCCCATGAGGCTGCTCCCCAACCAATACCTAATTGTGAAGTATCTGCACCTATATTAATTTGAAATGCAGCAGAAGTTGCTGAACCTGAAGTTGTTATAACTCCTGGTGTTCCAAGAGAAGATACATTTACAGTAAATGTATTAGCTGTTTTAATTTCTTGAATTTCAAATTGTTGAGACATTGTAGTATTGGTAATTCCAGCTGATCCAACACTAACTCCTGTTACTCCTGAAAATGTAACAAAGTCTCCTGCTATTGCTCCATTAGAAGTTGCTGTTACTGTTGCAATAGTTGAAGCTGATGTAAATGAAAAGGTAGCCGCTATTGTTGTAGATAGAGGTGTAATGTCATAAAAATTGTTATCATAATAAATATATAGTTTTCTATCTGTACCAATAGCAGATAAAGAATCTCCTGCTAAATTTGTATAACTATGAATATCTCTTGCGGAACCTATTAAAGTAAAAGGAGGAACAACGTTTGCCCATCCACCTATCTTTTCAGGTACTCCATAACGAAATCTAACGTTATCACAGTCTACCCAGCCACCTTCAGCTCCGTATTCTGTATCCTGTTTATTAATACCAGGCCTTGAAAATTGTAATTTAGTAATTGGCATAGATATTACCTATCATATATGCCATTTTCATTCAATAAGTTTAAAAATTGTTTTATATCTTGACCATAGGTCTTTAACATATCTTCTTTATATATGAAACGAGGTCTTTCAAAAGGATGGTTCTTTAATGTAAGAACATTAACAACTTGCATAAATTTAGCTTCGTGTGCATTTATAGGTTTATAACATAGGGTAGCATCATATTGTTGGCGCTGTAATTCTAAAAATCTGTTAGTTCCTGTTTGAACTAAATTATCATTAGATGGACTTAAAACAATTGGACATAATAATCCAAGTTTTTCCATTTGACCTCTTACTCTTTTAACAGATCTTTCTATGGGTGTATGAACTAAACTTAAATCTTTAAGTTCTTTTAATACAATTTTATTTTTAAATAATTGATATTGAGGATAAGCTATTTTCATAAATTAATTTTAGTCATATCATAGATTTTAAACCATTCCTCTGCATATTCTGTATTTTTATATTCTTTAAAATAAGGTCCACCTTCTGTAAAATGAATATTGTGTACATCTTTTTTATAAGGGTATTCACCAACTAACCAATTCCATTCAAGTGGAAGTTCTCCTATTAAACTTTCATCCAACCATTTAAATTGATGAAGTTCTAAACCAGATTTATTATTTACATATTCTGGTATAAGTGTTTTGCATTTAGATGTATTCATCAACATTAAACTAGACCAATTCTTTTTTGCAAATACTGTTTGGGTATTACCTAAAAACTTATTTTTAGAACTAGGGGTGTAATCATGTTTACAAACTTGAATTGCATAATTTTTATTTCTTAAATTCCAAAGCTCTGTGATATCAGATAACATCACCATATCGGAATCCATAAATATGGCCCAGCCATTATAATTCATTAGGTGAGGAACTAGAAATCTACTAAATGAAAATTCAGTAGAAGCAAGTGGATCTTGTTTTCTTGTATAAATATTTTTTAAATTACTTAAATTAATTGGTGAAATAGTGACTGGAGTTGAACTGTTTCTTAAAATACTCTCTGCTAGTACATGATAAGCTATTTTAACTTTACTATCGTAACCTATAAATATAGGAATCACGCAAACATTCCAGCTTGTAGAAAATTAAAGGATACTGATATTCTAATATCATTAGATTTATTGACATCAACGGTATGATTTAGCCATGAAGGAAACATAATACATCTTCCTTCAATTGGTTCATAATGAACTTCTTTCCATAAATACTGTGGTAATGTTTGATTATTCCTTTTTGGAAGTGTCATAGCAGCTACGGCTCTTGGATCTTCTATCTTTAAATGACCACAATTTTTAGATGTCTTAATGTAATAAACTCCTGACCATAAAGAATTTGGATGAATATGAGGTCTATTGTGTCCTCCTGGAGGATTAATGTTTGCCCACATATTACCAAGATGAGGTTCATTATCTAAACACTCTTCTTTATAAATATCAAATTGCATATGAAATAATGCTTCTGCTAAATTTACATACTCTGGTTTTTTGTGCATATCCGATGGTGAATGCCAACCATTAACATTTGTCTTTTGTAATCCTGCATCTTTTTTAGACCATTCAACAACGTTTCTTTCTAACTCTCTATTGTCTAAATTAAATTGTTTAATATAAATCTGTGTTGGAAACCAAAGTTCTTTGTGTAACATTTATCCTTTTCTGTTTTCAAGTGGGTTATATAATACATCACAGTTTGCAGCTAATGTTCTTCGTGTTTCATCTGTTCCATTAAATGGATAAACACAATGTCTCATGTCATATGGAAATACATAAAAGTCTCTTACTTGCATTGGTGGTGTATAATTAATATTTGCAAATTGACCTGCAGCTGAACCTAATATCTGTAATCTTCCATTCTGTGGTTTATCTTCCGCAGAGTATTCAACACCATAATGAGAAGGTACTTTTAAGATCATAACTGAAGTTAAACCTGTAGGTAAATTACCTTGATGAATATGAATTGGATTGTATTCATTAGATTTCATTTCATTAACCCAAATGCTATTTAAATGTAATTGATATTTTACAACTTTATTCCAATCTAAATAATGAGTATATGCTGACATAAACCACTCGCACACGCGCGGGGAAAGATAGTTATGTCTATGCATTTTAGATGTATCTTCTCCATCATAAAATAAAGATCTTTCATCATCTATTTTACCAATTAATTGTTTATTAGCTTTTGCAAGTTCTCCATGTTTACTTTCATAGGTATGATTAATTTCATTAAAGATGTCTATTGGAACTTCATAACGAATTACAGATTGACCAAAGAATACAAAGTTAAATTTCATAATCCCATTTCTTTTCTAATTTTGGTAGCAGATATTTCTTGTATTTCTTTTGGTAATACAATTTCTTCTATCTTGTAACCAACACCTCTACCATAACAAATGTTTGTAATATTAGGAACTTTTATAACTTCAAATTGACCTTTATAGTCTTGTAATTTTTCCTCGATTCGTTGTTTAATTTCATCAAATACGAATGGATTATCTTTTGTAGTAACTTGATCTCTAACCATTATACAAACTTGTCCAGTCTTCTTTAATATCTCTTTAAATAAAGCTAAATGCCCATCGTGAAACGGTTGCCAACGTCCAAGCATTTGTGCTGTTGGTTTAGAGTAGTCCATGTATCTCCTTTATAATGTTATCGTAATTAAAATCTTTTATTTCAAAATCTACTTTTTTAGGTTTCTCAAATACTTTATTCGTATCTTCAAATCTTCCTTTATCAATTGTATTCATCCAAATCTTTAAATCATAGAAAGATCTATAAGATTCAAATGGACAAACAAAGTCTACAACTACATGATTAACTGCAAGATCACACATAGTCATCATACGATTCGCTTGTCGTCTACGACCATTCTCTGTAAAATCCCAATCTTCAAATAACTTTCTAATCTCATCAGCATTGAAGTGTGGTATTTTTTTGTTCTCAACTAATTTTTTAGCAAATGTAGTTTTGCCTGATCCTGGTAATCCAAATATTAATATCTTCATTAAAATTTTATATGTCCATACGCATCAACAATACCTTTAGGTAATTGTGATCTGTAAGGATTATTTTCCTTTCTTATATCTTCTCTAATAGTATGCATTCTATTTCCAACTACTGTATCATCATAACCTATACCATTTATTTTAAATTGATTCAAGGATTTATAGTTATGATTAAATCTAGGTATTTTTAAAAAGTCATATATTTTGTTTATCTCAATTTCTGGTTGATTTACTAAATCATCATATTTTAAATAATGACAAATTTCAGGATAATTATAAGAATTCTTTATAGCTTCTAGATCCTTTGCAATAGCACCATCTTTATTCATTAACATCCATAATTTTTCTTCTGTATTTTTTTTATTATATCTATGAACAAAGCTTGTTGGTTCTTTTTCAAACCATTTAACATAAGATGCAAGAACATCTAATACATCTCTTAAAATGATAATGCATTTAAAGGGACGTCTGAAATGTTTATTCATCAACATAAAATTACCTTGTGTCATTACAGGACCCCTGTCTATAATATAACGCTGCGGCCAGTCTTTATAATAAGTATCAAATACACTATCTAATACGTTATCTAATGATTTATGATCTGGATAGTTTTGAAATACATCTGTTTGTTTAAGTAGGAATAAATCTTTCATTATCTCTAATGTAATAGAATTAGGTGTTACAGCTATATTTGGATTTTGATTCATCAACGAACCAAATAAAGTATTACCTGATCTTGGTAAAGCTACCAAAAAGAATAATTCTTTAGCTGTTTTGTTTTCCGAATGTGGGTTGTCCAATTGCTTTCTTCTCATCATGTTTAAGTAATCCTAATTCTTTCTTTACTCTTTCAATAGTTTGTAATTGTCCAAGAACATTGAATACTTCTGGTTGAGAAGATCCTGATGTTAATGTTTCCGCCTTATTCTTCATGATTTGGTGGTAGGACTCTAATTGATGAGTGTTCACATTTTTAGTATCAAATGATCCATCATCAAATTCTTTTTTCAAATTAGACCACATATTAATTTCTCGCATACGATCTCTTGCAACTAATTCCATATTTGCTTGTGCATAGATCTTTTCATCTAAATCTATTTTAAAACATTCTAATTTATATTCATCTGTTTCAGTTTCTAATTTCTTTTGTAACCATTTAATCTTTGCATCATTTCTTCTGTAATCAAAAGATAATGACATTAAATTTTCTAAAAATACGTTTTGTTCTCTAATACATTGCCAGTATTTAGAAGATACTGTTGGATATTTTGCATCTTGTAATACTGAAATTCTAGCTTCTGTTTCTGTTCTGAATATTTGTTTTTTTGTCCACGTATCGCGAAGCTCCTCAACCATTCCTTTGAATGCATTAAGATCGTTTGGATCAAGTAGATTATTTAAGTGAATCTCTTCTTGCTGTATTAAACTCTTTATATTTCTCTTCTCTGTCATTCGGTTGAAGATATAATACTTTACTATGAAGTTGTCAAGTTAGAGGCCGTTGTTGTTTGAAATGATCCTGTATATTCTTCTGTATTTGCAACAGCAGTTGTTGTTTGACCACCGATTGCTAAAGCTGAAGTTTGAATTCCTGCTCCTGCTAAAGCTCTTCTTGCTGTTGTCATAGAAGTGCTTGTTGTCCAAGAAGTTCCATTATATTCTTCTGTAGCTGATTGATTAGGATCATATCCACCAAATCCTAAACCTAAAGTTTGCGTTCCTGCTCCTGATAAACCACGTCTAGCTGTTCCTAAACTTCCTCCTGCTGTCCATGAAGATCCGTCATACTCTTCTGTACTTGTAACATTAACTCCACCTGCAAATCCACCAAAAGCTAAACCTGCTGTTTGAATTCCACATCCTGCTAATAGACTTCTTGCTGTTCCTAAACTTCCTCCCGCTGTCCAAGTTGATCCATCGTATTCTTCTGTGGCTGATAATGGTCCAGCACCACCAAAAGCCAAACCTGCAGTTTGAATTCCTGCTCCTGCTAATTGTTGTCTAACTGTTGCTAAACTTCCTCCAGCTGTCCATGTTGAACCATCGTATTCTTCTGTTGCACCAGTAGAAGCTCCTGTAGATCCACCAAATACTAATCCTGCTGTTTGTGTTCCACAACCTGCTAAATATTGTCTAGCTGTTGCCATAGTTCCACCTGTTGCCCAAGCAGAACCATCGTATTCTTCTGTTGCTCCTGTAACTGTTCCTGTGGAACCACCAAATGCTAATCCTACAGTTTGCGTTCCTGCACCAGCCAAATAACGTCTCGCTGTAGCTAAATTCCCGCCACTCGCCCACGCTGCTGCTGTAGTAACATTGATTGAAGAAGTGAATTCTTCTGTGGCTGATGAAACTGCTCCTGTATCTCCTCCAAAAGCAAGTCCTGCTTGTAATGTTCCAGTTCCTGCTAAATATCTTCTTGCTGTTGCCATATTTGAAGTATTTAACCAAGTAGATCCATCATATTGTTCTGTGGCTGCTGAATAAGTTGTTGTATAACCTCCAAACGCTAAACCTACTGTTTGCGTTCCAGCTCCTGCTAAACCATATCTTGCAGTATTCATATTTCCACCTGCTGTCCAAGCAGTTCCATTATATTCTTCGGATGCATTTTGTAAAGACGATCCTCCTACATATCCACCAAAAGCAAGACCTGCAGTTTGAGTACCTGCTCCTGCTAAAAAATTTTTAGCTATAGCTAAATTTCCTCCAGCAGTCCACGTTGATCCATCATATTCTTCTGTGTTAGCAACTGCTGTTGTTGTAAATCCTCCAAAAGCCAATCCTACAGTTTGAGTTCCACATCCTGCTAAAGTACGTCTTGCTGTTGTAATATTTCCTCCTGCTGTCCAAGCTGATCCGTCATATTCTTCAGTGTTTGTAACATTTGTTGTTGTGTAACCACTAAAAGCTAATCCAGACGTTTGAGTTCCACATCCTGCTAAAAGATATCTAGCCGTTCCTAAATTTCCTCCACCTGTCCAAGCAGTTCCATTGTATTCTTCTGTGTTATTCACTACTGCTGTTGTAAAACCACCAACTGAAAGTCCTTCTGTTTGTGTTCCTGCTGAACTCATACCTTTTCTAGCAGTAGACATATTGCCTCCTGCTGCCCACGATTTGATTTGAACTAATGATTTTAATTTTCCAGTTGTGGAGTTATACCACACCTGTCCCTCGTTGCCTGAATTGAGTGTTGGATCAGCGCTTAAGTAGTTGACTCTAAATCCTGCTAGCTGGTTGTAAGTCGTCATGTGAGTGACCTACGGTAAAGTTATAGCGGTCGGTCTTTGATTGAATCCTGGTCTATTTTTTTGATCTTCTGGTAAAGCGTCATACGCTGCTTGAGCCGCGGTTACTTCTGCATCAACAATTGCTTGTGCTTCTTCTTTAGTTTTTTCAACTCCGTTTTTTTCTGCTAACCATAGAGCTCCTTTTTCAGAATTTCCGACTACCCAAACGTTGCCTGGATAACTTCTTAAGAAAAAGTTTCTTCTATCTTCTGCAGTAAAAAAGTTTTTACCTGTGTTTATTGCTGTACCGTATATAAAAAGTGCCATATTTATGCTCCTTGGTTAGTTATTATAAGTCAATTTATTCATAATGTAAACTAACTTGTAGTTATGGTTTTTGTTGAAAATGTTGGGTTTGTAAATTCTTCTGTTAATGCAGAAGGAGATCCTGTAGTACCACCAAACGCTAAACCTTCAGTTTGAGTTCCTGCTGATCCTAAAGTAGATCTTGCTGTTGCTAAACTTGCTAATGCTGTCCAAGAAGTTCCATTATATCCTTCTGTATTTGTAACATGAGCACCTGTATCACCACCAAATCCTAATCCTGCAGTTTGTGTTCCACAACCACCTAAATTAACTCTTGCCGTAATCATAGTTCCACCTACTGTCCATGCGGAGCCGTCGTATTCTTCTGTTGCTCCTGTTACAGTTGGAGTTTGTCCACCAAAAGCTACTGCTACTGTTTGTGTACCCGCTCCTGCTGGACCTTGTCTTGCTGTTGCTAAATTTCCACCTGCTGTCCATGTAGAGCCATCATATTCTTCTGTGGCTGCTGTTACTGCTGTTCCTGTATTACCACCAGCAGCTAAACCTACAGTTTGCGTTCCTGCTCCTGCTATTTGTTGTCTAGCTGTACTTAAATTTCCACCTGCTGTCCATGTAGAGCCATTATATTCTTCGGTGGTATTATTTGTGGTTGTTATAACACCACCAAACGCTAAACCTACAGTTTGCGTTCCTGCTCCTCCTAAACCATATCTAGCTGTAGTTAAATTTCCTCCTGCTGACCAAGCAGATCCGTCGTATTCTTCTGTTGAATTTCTATTACCAGTACCATCTGTATAACCTCCAAATCCTAATCCTGCAGTTTGTGTTCCACAACCTGCTAATAAACGTCTAGCCGTCCCCATGTTTCCACCACTTGCCCAAACACCACCTAAATTTAAATTAGTCTTAAATGTTCCCGAAGTAGAATTATACCATATCTGACCTTCAATATCGGAGCTCGGATCTGAACTGTAGTTCTTGACGTATTTACCAAAAATTTGTTTATATGTTGTCATATTATGAAGTTGATGTTGTTATTGTTTTAACTGCAAGAGCGGATCCTGTGTATTCTTCTGTAGTCGCTGAATTTCCTGTTGCACCATATCCACCAGCTCCAAATGCTGCTGTTTGACTTCCACCACTTGCAAAATTTCTTCTAACTGTTGTCATACTTGTATTGTTTGTCCATGAAGTTCCATTATATTCTTCTGTTACTCCAGTATAAACTGTTGTATAACCACCAAATCCTACACTCAATGTTTGCGTTCCTGCCCCACCTAAACCTTTTCTAGCTGTGTTTAAATTACCACTAGCTGTCCAAGTAGAACCATCGTATTCTTCGGTATTATCAACGCTAGCTGTTATATATCCACCAAATCCTAAAGCTGAAGTTTGAGTTCCACATCCCGCAAGATAACGTCTAGCGGTATTTAAACTTCCTCCAGCAGTCCATGATGAACCATCGTATTCTTCTGTAGCTGAAGTAAGAACTGTTGTATTACCACCAAAAGCTAATCCTGCTGTTTGAATTCCTGCACCTGCTAAACCACGTCTTGCTGTTGATAAACTTCCTCCACCAGCCCAAGTTGATCCATCATATTCTTCTGTAGCTGCTGTATTTGATCCTGTTGTTCCACCAAAAGCAGCAGCAGCAGTTTGAGTTCCTGCTGATCCTAAACCAAATCTTGCTGTAGCTAAATTTCCTCCTACTGTCCAAGTACTTCCATCATATTCTTCTGTAGAATTTTGAAAAGTATCTTGAGGATATTTATAACCACCAAAAGCAAGACCTACTGTTTGCGTTCCAGCTCCTGCTAAAGTAAATCTTGATGTATTTAAATTTCCACCACTTGCCCATGAACCTGCACCTAATTGATAACCTTTTAAAACTCCAATAGAATTATTATACCAGATCTGACCTGTCTCTGGATTTGTAGGATCTGAAGATACTGACTGAACTGCAGTACCGCGTATTTCTTTAAAGGTTGTCATTTCAAACCTCCTTAATTATTCTGTAATAGCCAGCCTTGAGTTGCATCAACGTATACAAGTGTAAATCCTGCTCTTTCTGTTGCCACCGTTAAATCTGTTGCCGAACCTTGGATTGGGTTACCATTTCTAGATACTGTGAAATTATTAGTGTCAAACGTTGCATTGTAATCTATGAAAGAAATAAAATCACCTAACGTTGGTGATGCTGGTAATGTACAAGTAATAGCATTTCCAGATGTGTTTACAAAATAACCTTGTTTAACTGTTGCAGAAAAACTTGTTGATTGAACTGCTTGCCAAGCTGCTCCTCCTGATACAGTTGCAAAAGATAAATTACCAGAACCATCAGTTTGAATAACTTGATTAGCTGTTCCTGTAGCTGTTGGTAAGTTTAATGTATAAGATGCTGAAACAGTAGTTGAAGATCTTAAACCTACATATTCACCACCCGCTGCATCTTGTAGTCTTAATTCAGATCTAGTTAATAAATTTACTGTGCTTGAAAATACTGCATTGGTAACTGTGGAATTAGTAGCAACTAAATTTGTAACAGTTACTGTTGTACCTGTTGCAGTTGTATAAGCTAAAGAGGTTACAGTTAATTTTAAACCTGTTGCTGTTTGAAAAGCAAGAGTTGTATTATCAAAAGTTAAATTAGTTGAACCTGCAAAAGAACCTGCAGAGTTATATTGAACTGAATTTGTAGTTCCACCTGGACTTGCTGCGGGTACTGCTGAAATAATTGAAGTTGTAGAAGCATCTACAATAACATAATTTTTAGAACCTGTTGCAATAGATACAGTTGTTGAACCTCCAGAAGAAACGGTAACAGTTGCTCCCGAATTATTTATAATTACATAATCTTTTTCAACATTAGGTACTGTTAATGTAACTGTTGTAGCAGATAAAGATCCTGATAAAATAATAGTTTTGTTTCTTCCATTTTCGTCTGTAAATGTTGTAGAAGATGAATTTGTTGTAAAAGCTAAAGTTGTAGAACCTGTTAAAGTTACAGTGGCAACACCTGATATAGCATTATCAATTTCTTGTAAATTAACGTTAGTGATTGCA